GCCGCTAAATGTCCTACGCAACGCTCGCAGAGTTCAAGAGCGCCATCGGGATCGGCACTGCCGACGTCACCGATGACACCGCGCTGCAGTCGGTGCTCGATGCAACCGACGCACTGATTGACCTCTACACCGACCGCAAGCAAGGCTTCGGCACCGCGACGGAGACGCGCTACTACACGGCGACCGACTACCAGTACGTCCTGATTGACGACCTCGTGAGCGTCACGACGCTGACGACAGATGACGATGCCAACGGCACGTACGAGACAACGTGGACCGCAGGCACCGACTACAACCTCGCGCCAGGCAACGCAGCTCTGGACGGCTGGCCGTACAACGAGATCGACGTATCGGTGACGTGGCCGCGCAACTTCCCGCGCGACGTGTATCGAGGCGTCAAGGTGGTCGGCGTCTTCGGGTGGCCGTCCGTGCCGAGCGCAGTCAAGCAAGCCGCAATCATTCAGGCGGGCGCAGTCTGGTCGAGCCGCACCTCGCCGTTCGGCGTGATCGGCAGCCAAGACCTCGGCGGCATCTTGCGACAGACACGTGCACTGCATCCTGAAGCGCAAGTGCTGCTGGAGGCGTACCGCAGGCGCGAAGGTCTGGCTCGGTGAGCTTCAACGACGCCACGATCATTGCAGGACTTGCCGCGCACCTGACGGCAATCTCCAAGCCGTCCGGCTATACGCTCCGCACCGTCCACGCATTCCCGCCAGACAACCTCGCGGTGGTCCCAGCGGCGGTGATCATTCCAGGCGACGACACGATCAGCTACGGCGCAGCGAATCGCCAAGTGGTGCTGACACTGAGCGTCACTATCTACATCCAGCCACAGGCAGACCTCGGCCGCAAGTACGCCGACCTGATGGTCTGGCGCACGTGGCTCAGGGACTCGCTCATTGACGGCGTGACGCTGAACAACACCGACGCCGTGGCGCAGGCAAGCGTGACCTCCACGAACATCGGCACCGACACGTGGGGTGACCAAGACTTCTTGACCATCTCTGCGACGGTCGAGGTCTCATCCGTGGAGGCGATCAGTGCCAGCGCATAAGCCTCTGACCTACCCGATCATCAGCCACATTGACGTGTGCTACATCCCTGGCTCGCTTCCACAAGGCGAGTTCGTGGGAGGTTTGCCTGTTGATGGGTCTACAATCAGCGCACCAGCCGTCCTCGCGGAAGCGTGGATTGCCGCAGGAATCGCTCAACGAGTAAGTGCCGCACCAGCGGCTGAAGACGACAAGGAGAACGAATAATGCCAGCCGCATCCGCAGGCAACGTCCTGTTCAGCAAACTCGTCGCCTTCAAGGAAGCGACGCCTGGAACCATCCCAACGCTGACCTCTGGCGGCCGCAAGCTGCTCGTGACTCCAACTGGCGTCATCTCCGATGGCGTCACGATTGAACTTGGCGCCGAGCGTTCAGTTGCACTTCGCAACCCGCTCATCGGCTCCACCGGCACCATCGTCTCCATTGAGCCAACCCTGAGCGCCACCGTTCCTGCGGTGAGCGTCGGCGAACTTCCACTCTGGCTCTCAATGACCCGAACCGATACCCCAGCGGGTACGGCTGCGCCATACGAGTGGGACTACGACTACTCGATGACGGCAGCAAACTCGCCAACGTCCTACTCGCTCGTCGCAACCGACGGACAGCAGCAGTACGTCGCGAACTACTGCCTGGCTGAGTCCATCACGATTGCGGCAGACCGCAGCGGACTGACGAACCTCAGCGCCAACCTCTTCGCGCAGAACGTTGCGAAGAACAGCGCGACACTCGCCGAAGGCACACCAACCTCACCGTTCATGGCAGGACGCCTCTGGAACGCATACCAGCACGGCTCATCCTTCCCAGGCACGGCTGACGGCACGGCGTACGAGTACCTGCTCGACTTCAGCCTTGACTTCAACGCAGGCATCACGCGCCAGTCGTACCTCGCAGGCACGACGACCTTCAGCACGCACAGCGAGAGCAACCCATTCAGCGGCACGCTGACGATGACGGTGAGCAGCACGGCGAGCGCAGTCTCGACGTGGTACGACGCCTACCGCGCAGCGACGCCAAAGGGCGTGCGACTCTCGTGGAGCAACGGCACCTACAGCGCGCACATCATGGCGATGATTGTCCCAACCGAAGTGCAGCAGATGGCTGGCGCTGAGGATGGGCTGACCACGATGGCCGTGACAGGCACGCTGGTCTACGACACGGTGAGCGCGAAGAGCCTTCGCATCCTCGTGAACAGCGACTTGGCGGCGCTTCCGTAAGTTCAACCTAGTAGCAGAGAAGGAGGAGGCTAGATGAGCCAGAGCAAGCCACAGTTCCGCACCGTAGACATCTCGTTGTCTGCACCCTTTGAGGGATGGACGGCGACCATGAAGGCAGAGGGCGTTCCTGCTCGCATCTTCATCGAGCTGCAAAGCGGCTCAGTGGAGCGCGCACTCACCGCACTTGAGCGCCTCGTCATCAAGCACAACTTCCTCACGGAAGATGGCGAGCCGGCAAAGCAGGTGCTAGACGCGCCGATGGACGCACTCTCGGACGCCATCACGAAGTGGAGCGACGCAGTAGCAGCACTCCCCCCTCGCTAAGGCTCGACGCCCAGCGGCTGGCGGCGGGTCGTTCACTGGCGCCGCACCCGCTCATCGCAGCGCACCTGATTGGCGAGAAGTTCCACATCCCACCGCACGAGGTTCTGCAGTGGGAGGCAGAACACTTCACTCGTACAATCATGCTGATGTCCGACCTCCAACCTAAGGAGAAGCATGGCCGCTAACTCACTCGACCGCCTGACAATCTCTTTCAACGTGGACTCCAACTACGAGGCGCTGCGCCTCGGCTTCCTTGAGGGCGCGAACCCGCGCGCCTACAAGCGACTGCTCAGCATCGCCACGCTGAACGCTGCGCGCACGATGGTCAAGCCAATGCGTGCTGAGGCTCCGGTCGGAAAGACCACCAAGACGCCAGGGCGACTCCGCAAGGCAGTCACGGCACGCCGCGCACGGTTCAACACACCCGCCGCAGTGGTCGGTCCGAGGGCTGGACGCAGCCGAGAAGGTGGTTCTGGTGGAGCGTGGTATCGCTGGTTCGTCACCTCTGGAATCAGTGGGATTCGGCAAACTAAGAACGGACCGAAGGCAGTGAAGGCAGTTCCAGCCAACCCATTCGTCACGCGCGTCTCCAAGAACGAGGCGCACCAGAAGACTGCGATGGAAGCGATGGCAAAGACAGTAGAATCGTTCTTCAACAACGAAGCGTTCCGCAATACCATCATGAAGTTCAAGCGAGGTAGATAAATGGCGTTCGGGTCTGACCGTTCAGCGAACTTCGTCATCGCGGCAAAGGACGCCGCGACGCAGCCAATGAGCAAGATTGGCAAGGCGATGGGAACCCTCAAGAGCGCGGCTGGGACTGCGTTCAAGGCAATCGGCGCAGCTGCACTCGCGGCAGGAGCCGCTCTTGCAGCGTTCGCAGCCAACGCGGTCATGGCCGCAGCGGAGGATGAGAAGCAGACGATTCGACTCAATGCCGCACTCAAGGCGCGCGGCTATGAGATGGACCAACTCAAGCCGAGGATTGAAGAGCAAATCAAGTCAATGGCTCGTCTTGGCTTCACCGATGACCAGGTGCGCGCTGGGCTAGAAGTCGGAAGCCGATTCTTCAAGAATCAAGAGAACCTTCTGCGCGCCAACGCGGTCGCCGCCAACATCGCCGCAGCCACCGGCAAGGACCTCAGCACGGTGATGCTCGCAATCGGGCGAGGAGCAGCGGGTAGCACGCGCGGCTTGATGACGCTCGGCATCGAGGTGGAGAAGGGCGCCAAACTGAAGGACATTCTGCGAGCGGCAGACGAGAAGTATCTCGGCGTCGCTGAGGAAGTCGCCAACAGCACGAGCGGAAAGTTCGCCGCCGCGCAGATTCGCTTCAACGAAGCCATTGAGACATTCGGCTCCAAGTTGCTCCCAGTGGTCAATGAGGCGCTCGCGTTCCTGACCGAGACTGCGCTTCCTGCCTTCGAGCAGTTGATGGAGGACCTCGGACCAATCTTTACGGACCTCGTGGACAACTATGTCCGACCACTCGTGGACTCGGTCAGCGAACTATTCGCAATCTTTGACACTGGCGAAGGCTCAATCAACTTGCTGACAATCGCACTCACTCCGCTCAGGCTTGCACTTGAAGCCATCAAGATTGTGGTTGATGCAATCGTTGCAGGGCTGAAGATTATTGGAATCGGTGGTGGCAACACCGCAGCAAAGAACCTAGAGACAGCGGCGGCAGGCGCAGGATACGGAGGAGGTTCGTTCATCAACCCGATGAACGCAGGCGGGATGAACACGACGCTGACGACCAACACAAGCCTCTACCTTGACGGCAGGGTTGTTGCTCAGTCGGTGAACAAGTATCTGGGACCGACGCTCAGGGCGGGTGGACCCAACCGCACAGGCGGCCGCTAAATGGCGACGGCGCCGTATCAGCTCTGGCTTGATTGCCCACCAATCGCCTCAGCCGTTCGCGTCTCCAGCACCGTCACTGTCACGACGGTCTCAACACACGGCCTCGTCGTAGGCTCGGTCATCGCCCTTGAGGGCGTGACTGGTACGGCTGGCACCTCGATGAACGGCGCCTGGACTATTGCGACAACGCCAAGTGGCACCACCTTCACCGTATCCTCGGCTGGCTCCGCAGGTACTGCGACCGTCACGGCGACGCTCGGCAGTGGCACTGCCTCGCAGACTTCCTACAGCGCGGCACTCTCGCAGGACCTGTTCGCGCCACTCACTGACTTCGGCACGGCGGTGCGCCAACAGGCGCTCTACGTTCCGCTTGAGTCTGTTCAGATGGCCCAGTCTGGTGACGGCTCAGGTGCCACCATGTCCTTCACCGTTCGTCAGGACGACACTCCGTCGGCAGGACCGTGGTGGACCCTCATCCCTGACGAGGCTCGCGTTCGGCTTATTCAGAAGAACACCGGCACAAGTCCAGCAACCGACGGCACCGACGTCCTCTTCCTCGGCACAATCAGTTCGCTCAACGCGCAGCTCAACGGCTCTGGACAAGGCTCAGAGACCTCGGTGCAGGTGGTGGATTCCAACGCAGCACTTGACCGGCTCGTCGTATTCGGAAAGCCGCTTAGCAGCAAGGCAGTAGACAACCCAGCCAACATGGTTCGGGCGTCCAATGTAGTGACCGTCACGACCCGCGCAGCGCACGGCTACGGCGTCGGTCAGAAGATTGTCGTCAGCGGCGCGCTCGGCGGTGCAGGAACTTCGTTCAACGGCAACTTCACCATCGCATCGGTGCCGAACGACTACACATTCACCTACTCGCAGACAGGCTCAAACGCAACGGCGCAAACCGACCTCGGCATCACTGGCATTCTCCTTGAAGGCAAAAGCGGCTACATCCGAGTATCGTTTGGCGTCAATCACGGCGTTGCCGACGGACAGACCGTCTACATCGAGGGGGCGACCACCTCGCCAGCGGGGTCAATGATGGAGAACCTCGTGAACAATAAGTTCACAGGCGCAGCGGTCACATCCAAGAACCCAGCGACCAAAGCGGTAGACGCTACCCGCCTCTGGCTGCGCCTTGCTGCAACTCCTGATGTGCGAAGGTCTGTC